CGCCAGTTCTTCCAAATCGCTTTTGATCGAGGACACTTGGCCCGGCGTGATTTTAGGATAAGCGACCCGCTGCGTAGTCGTAGCCGATTGCCCGTCGTCGTCCTCCTGTGCGACTCCTGCGAATGCGGCGAGGGCATAGCGTCTAAGGTAGGTTGTGGCCGCTCCAACGCCTTGCCCGTCATGTTTTGCCGGGACGCATGAGATTTCACCGCTGACATACCCCCCGCTTGAGTGGCAAATCGTAGTGGTAACGCTAACTATGGTTCCATCGAATGATGGCGACTGAATAACGCTTAGACTGTTTGCCGCCATCACCGGTCGGACGGTATTTAAAACCTCCGCTAAGTCCGCATATCGGCTCTTGAAGTGTGGGTTGACGCTCCCTTTTGTTGCGTTTTCCACCTGTCCCTGCATTTTTGCAAGGGCGGCGAACAATTCAGGCGTGCTGTGTTCTAGTTGCATATTTATTTGTTTTCGTTTTGTTTGTGCTGATGGTTTACGCTTCGTATTTGTTCACGACGATTTCTCCTTCTGAAACGCCGTAGCCAAAAGCCCTCAAGGCAGGAACAACGAGATACTCAAGAGCTTCTTGCAGCGTGTGATCGTCTCCCGGAATCCAGATTTCAACCTTGGGATTTTGCATTTCTATTTTGCGGCCATGGTTTTCTGTCGGTTCAATCGTAATTTTCATGTTTTTGTTTGGTTTGGTGCTGAATGCGTGTTCGTTTTAGCCGGGTTTCAGCCGGGTTCAAGCTAAAATTTCAATTTGTTTCTCTTTTTTTTCGGGTTCCTGTTCGGCTCCGTATTGGCAGCGGCTTGAAATAGTTGCAAGCATCTTGGCAAATGAAACGTTCATTTCGGCTTCGTTCAAGATCCTCTGCCGCGCCCAGATCACCGTGCTGTGACAAGTCCTGTTGCAACGGTTCGCCGTGTCCTGATATGGGTGATAATCTGACCAGCATGCCATGACAACGTGACGAGCCAAGGATGCATATTTTGTCCTTTTCGGTCCTAGGATGTCCTCAGGGGAAACCCCGAAAACATCGGCGGTTTCGTTTAAAAGCCTGTCAAAATTGGTAATCATTTCCCTGTATTGCTTGGGTTTGCGAGGTTTTTGATTCCCGTGTCGGTTCGCCGGAATTGGCGAATGATTCCAGCGGCAAACTTCCGACTGATTCCACCATAAGCCCCTGAAATGAAAAGAGTCGGCTCAATGCTCTTCCGCACCCCATTTTCCTGTTTCCATTTTGCACGCAGAACGCAAAGGCTCACGTCCCCCTGCCCGTATTGGTTGCTGCTTTCACTTTTAGTTTTTCTCATTTTGTTTTTTTTCTATTGGTTTGCTTTCCTGTAATGTATCGCCATGTCAAAGCCTGCGAGGGCGCAAGCTTCCGCCCATGCGTAATGCGAGGGGGATTGCTCCAAGTCCTGCCAAGCCTCCCGGCAAGCCTCAGTGTGAAGCCATGCGAGCCGTTCCGCCATCACTGCCGGGTGAAGGTCTTCGTCGGTTTGCTTGTTGATCCAAACCAACCACCTCTGCGCGGAAGTAAACCAACAGCCATCGCGGGTGAACCTCTCAAGGGCCTGTTCTCGCGCCTCCAAGGGGTCGCCAAGGGCTTCGCCGGGTTCTTCCCTCCCGTCATTGCATAGCGGGCAGGAACTTTCAGGGTCAGGCCAATTACGGCTTCCGCATCGTGAGCAGGCAAATTTCATGCGTCCATCCTTTCGAGTGCTGCCATGATTCCCGCCATTTCAAGAAGTATCACCTCGGGCCTTTTCCTTTTTGCTTGCTTCACGGTGTATCCCGCTTTACGCAACTGAGCTAAGACTGCCGGAAGATGGACCGTCAAAACCTTTCCCGTCCCTTCCGTTTGCTTTGCCAGCTCCCTCCATGCGTCCTCCCCCGCTTTGCTTTGCGGCACAAATGCCGTAAACATGCCCTCCCGGAGATATAAAAGATCCGATTTCATGCTGCCCCCCTTTCTTTCGCCGTTGCGATTGCATCCCGTTTGCTTTCACAAATAAAATCCGCCGCAAGTTTATCTCCAAGGTAAACAAACCAACTTCCCGTCATGGGGTTTCTGGCGATTCTCCCGCCATCGACTTTGATGTAAACGATTTTCATGCGACCACCTTCCCCGTTGCCTTGGCGATTGCGGTGCGTGCCGTCGCGCTGGCCTCTTCCCGTTCCGCGTTCCAATCCTCTTGACTGGTAACCTTCCGCGATCCGTGAAGCAATCCCTCCAACGCTGCCAGTAAATCCGGAGCGGCGGAAATCAAACGAGCATTTGCCCCCGCTTCATCCCAGCCTTGGCCGTGCGTTCCTATTGAATCCGGCACGGTTTGGTCATGATCGACTCCGTGAAGAAAGCGGTTTCCTTCGCAGTAAGTGGCGGAGATCGCCATTTGCCCGGCATAAACCGTGCATCCTGATTTTGTCCATGGTCCCGGCGTGTGTGTGTGTGTCATTGTTTCGTTTTGTTCGGTTTTCCTCGTCAGTGACGGATTCACCGCCAGACGCCCCGAAAGGCGTTTCGGAATTTATGGCGAGCAAGCGTCGTCGATCTGGCGGAATGTGAGCTTGCATAGATACCCCGACCAGTAAGCCCGGACGTGCGGCTCTGTGTCAATTCTAGCAACCGCCCGAATCGCTTTCAGGGTGTTTTCTGCATGCGGAAACTCCCCGCTTTTCATTCCGCTTTTGAATTGTTCTTGAAGTGTCATCGTTTTGATTGTTGGGACTGGCGAAGGGTCGGACCTCGCCGGATTGAATTTAGAGCGTAACGCGATTGGCGAGCTTTTCGGATATTTCGCCGGACTTTTGCAGTGAATCCACAAAATCCACGAATGAGCAGCGGACAGTTGCGCAATGGTGATTCTGTCCCTTGCTTAAAATACCAGCCTCCCTTGCTTGCTCTTCAAAGTGCGGGAATGATTTCCAGAATGAGGCGCGGACTTGTTTTTGAGTTGTCATGATTTCGTTTTTTTGAGGTTAGCGGGAAAGCTTGGCGACAAGGCGGGCAGCTTGGTTTAGGGCGCGCGTTTGGCAATCAAGCCACGTTTCGCACGCATTCGGTGGAAGGTCCCCGCCTTTCTTGCGCTTAAGCTCAGAAGGGCGGCAAAGCCGCTCGGCAATATCGGCGTCATAAATAAGAGCGCTGCCGCCATATGAAAAGGCCCGCCAGTTTTCAGCGCCATCAAGCAAGGCGGCAGGTGTGTAATCCGATTCAAGGCTATCAAGTAGCTCTGAAGCATAAAGCTTCACGCCTCGGCTCCATGCTGAGCGCGGGCTTGTGGCTTGAATGCGGGCGGTGATTTCGGAATTGATCGTTTTCATCGTAGTTGATTTGTTTTAATTTGTGCCATGCATCGCTGGCCGCGCTTCGTTATGTGGAGAGACTGCCGATTAATTGCCGGTAGTCTAGAATAAAATTCTAATTGTTTCAAGCCGTAAGAATTGCAGAGACAACCCAAGCGGCGGAAAGAACGGCGGCAATGCTCAGGACGATTCCCGGAGCTTTGCGCGGTCCGAAGATTGCCAGCATGGCGACGAATGCCACAGCGGCGACGATGAAAAGGGAGGAAATCACTTTGCCCCCCCTTCCAATGCAAGGCAAAGCTCGAAGCCAATAAGAGAGTTTGCTTCCAGCGCCGTCATGAGAAGGAATCTTCCCCTCTCCACCAGCGGCAAGCTGCCCCGCTCCTTATAAACGGGACGGGCGGAGAATCCCGCGTTTTCTGAATGACTGACAAAGTAGAGCTTCCGGCCCTTGGCAAGCCATTCCCGCCCGGAGTCAATTGCAGCGCGGATTTCAGCGGGGCGGAATTCAATTCCCGCGATTGTTTCATTTTCTGTTTTCATCGTTTTGTGTGTGTGTGTGTGTGGCGTCGCGTCTTGCAACTGAGAAGAACCTACACCCCGAAAATCCCATTGTCGACAAATAGTTTCCAAAATCTCAAAATAGTTTCAAGCCCTGCCGCAATCCTAGGAAATACAAGGGTTTGCCAATCCAAGGGAAAAGCTGGACCACGAGCAAACGATCCGTACAGCAAGCTAAACAACCTAGTACAAAAGACGCCGCCTCGGACTCCAAGAGGATGGCACAGCGCCTAGCGTGATTCCCTATTGGTCGCTTGTCGGGATTTAGCAGGGACTAGGGAAGAGCAGGCCGGAGACAAAGCAACCGCAGGACAAACCCGGAGAATAAACCCGAAGAATCCATTCCCATCGCCATAAGATAAACTGAACGCGCGCACAATAACGGGCTTATGAGCCGTCGCGAGGGATGCGGCCTGCACAGTCTCCGCTTCGCTCCGCCGTACGATAGTAATGTACCCTTGATAGTACTTGTACCCGTCTTCGCTCCGCTACGACGAAGGACAGTGACTCATGGGGGAAGGCTTGTAACGGCTACGCTTCGCTTCACCGAATGATAGGGTCACGTGGGAGAGAATCTTATCCTTGTCTCTCTTCCAGAGGGATTATACGCAGATATCCGAAAACGTGTCAAGCTCGGTTAGATTTGGACGTGAAGCAGCACCGAAAGCGGGAATCTCGCGAGGATGGTCTGTGGCGCGATTGGCGCGATTATGGGACTATGGCAAGGGCGAGAGATTCAAAGCTCTTTTGGTCTAACGTCTCCCTATCAGGCCACTTGGCACAGCAATTCACAATCGCAACAAATAAGCAGGTGCAAGTTAAGTGCGATAAGCTAGGCCAGCGGGTGATTCAAACGAGCGTTTCATTCAAACGGGTGATTGAATTGCAAGTCACGTGCTAATGCGAGCTGGGTGCAGTAGGGGGGGGGGATTGGAATTTCTGGCGCGGTGAAAAATCCTGAGCGGTAATCCAGCCCGACAAAAAATGTGCAAAGGGGGCTTATACAATACGCTTGACAAGAATGCGTAATGTGCTACTTTGCGCGTGAACCATTGCGTGTTGCGGTGGTGATACTTTAATATAATTATGGCAAGTCCCGTATCATATGATCTGCAAGGCCAAGGCGGAGGCATTGTGCTTTCCACTGCGGCAACTACTTACACTGGCAAGATCCGCTGGATTCAGGTGGTCAATGACGCTGTGTTGGCTACTGTGGCTAGCGCGTCTGGGAGCATCACGGGTGCATCGAGGTTGCAGACTATTACCCTTCCTGCGGGCTTGGGTATTGGCGGTGACTTCAGTTCCGTGGTTCTCACGTCCGGTGTGGTGGTTGTTTACTACGCGTAATGTCCCAGTTTGCCCAGAGTGGTAGCCCGATGGATGCTGCGATTGGCGAAGATGCTGATCGTGGGTTTGTGAGCGTGAACCAAAGGCTTCAACTTAACCAACTCCAAGAGGGTGAGGTAAGGGAGTCGTTGAATGGGCGTATGGAGGGTTATTGGAAGCCACGGAAGAACGTGGTGAGTAGGACAGGTGCATTGACTACGGGAGGGTCTCCTTTGCAGTTGCCCTTCCTCTTGACTGGAACAAGCGTCTTGATTACGGCAGCGTCAGTTACCGCTGGCGTGGTCACACTTACAACTGGCTCTGCTCACGAACTAGCTCCCGGCGCAACGCTAAACATTGCTGGGATTGGCTACACGACTGGAAGCGATCCTAATGGGGTGTTTACTGCGATAACGGCTTCGGCATCTACGATTACTTATGCGCTTACTGGTGGGTCTGGAACATACACCGTTTCTGCCGTTGAGCCAATCTCTGAGGTAATTACGTCCACCTCAAAGGCAATCGCCTCGTCCTCACTCGCCACCAACGTGGTGACAATCACAATCACTGCTGGGCATGGGTTTGCCATAGGGACTGTTGGATACGGACTAATCGCCGGGTTGACCTTTGATGGGACAAATCCTAATGGGCTTAGGCTTTTGACTTACGCTTCAGCAACAACCATGACGTTTCCTGTAACCGTTGCAACTACGGCTGTTTCAGGTGCTGGCACGTTGTCACAAGCTCCGATCAACGACGATGCTGCCGCCAACGTCCGTGCTTCCTGCTTGTTCAGCGATCCAAACGACAGCAACAAGGAGTATGTGATTATTGCGCTTGATACTGTCGCCAAGAAGATCGACTTGGATGGTTATGTGATTACGGACATTCCGTATCCTTCTGGAGAGGCCCTTGGTGCTGACACTGACATGATCCAAGTGTTCGACAAGGTGATGCTGTTCCGTGAAGGGCAACAAGCCTTGGAGTGGTATCCAAACGGAAGGCCAGTCATTTCCGCAAGTTCAGACGACACGGCAAGTCCAGACACCGTTGTTACGGTGAATCTGCGTGAACACGGGCTATTAGTGGGAACCTCGATTACTGTCGCGGGGCTTACTACCGGAACACCTCCCAACGGGACATACACAGTTGCCACGGTAACTGGCCAAGACACGTTTACCTTTTTGGCTGCAAGTATTTCGACAAGCACGACGTTTGTTGCTACTGTTGCTACGGCTACTGATGGATTCACGCTATCCCCAGGTGGTGCTTACACCCAACCTCAAGTATTTGATTCACATGGAGGCAGGGTATCAGTGGATGGTGGGCTTGTCACAATTACGGTAGACGGGAATACTACACTAAATGCGGGTAATTTCATTATTGTTTACGAGAACACTATTCCAGAATTGTCCTCACTAGTAGGTAAAGAATTTCAGGTAGTTAGTGCTACAACCACTCAGATTCAATTTTATGCGCCTGTCCCCAACATTATCCTTAGAGATATTACTGCGGCCACACAGGCAAGCAATATAGTCAAGTTATTCACTGATACAAACCACGGGATTCCTGTTGGAGATATAATCAATGTAAACGCTGTGACATACACTACTGGCACAAATCCAAACGGATTGTTTACAACGATTCGTCAAGCAACGAATATTATCTCGGCAACAATCTCAGGAAGCACAGTAACCATCAATTGCACTGGGCATGGATTTTCGACAGGTAATTCAATAACAATTGATGGAATTGAGTTTACTAGTGGAACAAATCCTAACGGGGTGTTTATTATCACCAATATTAACGCGAATAGTTTTTCTTATACTCTGGTTGGTGGAGTTGGGACATATATTACTACAAGCGCATTTGCAACAATAGACGATATTAATAAACGTCTGCTTTACAACCTTGTTGGTGCAAGTGGATCATATACAGTAACGAGTGCGTATGTTACAACTGCAACAGGTGCATCCAATCAACAGATCGCAATTGGAGGAAGGTTCAGCGTAGGTGGTGGCTTTATGCACCAGCCCGGTGCGCCTTGGGGTGTTCATTTCCAGCGTAGGCTATGGGTTCCGTTCTATTACGATCAATCTGGCGCGTATAACAACGTGACATACACTAGCCGCAAGATTACCGATGAAATATCTGTATCAGACATTCTAGACACTACTACGTTTGACCAGATCGAGAACCAATTCCGTGTCAGTGGCGGAACAGCAGACTTTGTTGTAGCAATGCACGGCTTCTATGACGACGGGTTGGTTGTGCTGAATAGGAATAGCCTTCATCTTGTTAAGGGAACGCTGGGAGGCCTTCTGGATGTTACAGTCAAGGAGCTTACGTCCGAGATTGGATGTTTAGCCCGCAAGTCTGTTGTCATGCGCGGCAATGCAATGCTCTTTTTGTCCGATGACGGTGTGTATGGCATTGAGTTCCTTAACGATTACAACCTGCGAGGCACTGAGGAACCCCTTTCTAAGAACATTCAGCCGTATATCGACCGAATCAACGCTGACTATGCGGATAAAGCAGTGGGGATCTTGTTTGAAAACAGGTATTACCTTGCCGTTCCGCTTGATTCCATTCCGGGAGCAGGCGATTCCTACGGGAACAACGCTATTTTGGTGTATAACTTCCTAAACAAAGGGTGGGAATCACTAGACACCTTTGGAGACTCTCGATTCTTAATCAAGGACTTTATGATTGGTAGCGCAAGCGAGAGAAACAACATCTCCGCGGTCACGTCCAATGGTGGATTGCACCAAATCGAAGCGTCTGAAAGCTCAAACGACAGCCTGAACGTGGACAACTCTACTGCTATCGTGTCCCCGGCAATCAACGCAGCCCTTACAACCAGAGG